TTAGGATTCAAGTATAGATTGCAGTTGGATAACACTATTGGTGTTATTGATTCAGATTATTATTACAGCGACAATGAGGGGCACATGTGGTGCAAGTTTACAAAAGGTGTAGAGCACAAAGAATTATATTTAAATAGTGGTGATGCCTATATGCAAGGTATCTTTATGAATTATCTTTTAACAGATGATGATTCTAACGATGATAAGCAGGTTAGAAATGGTGGATTCGGTTCTACCGACCAAAAGGAGGTGTAAAAAATGTTAAAGATTGAATATATTGATATTAATGAATTAAAGGAATACAGCAATAATGCTAAAATGTGTAATTTATCCAAATTACATTGTGGGAGAAAATGGTAAATGAAATCAGCAGATATAAATCGTATATTTGGGATTCAAGAAAGTTTTCAATTGCCTGATGTATTGTTGCATAAAATACTCAATGAAGATATGACACCAATTTACAACCAATTTATGCAGTTAGGTGAATCTCTAAACCATGATTGGTTTACAGAATATTTTGAAGAAGAACATGCCAATAAAAGCAAAATGGCACAGGATTTTACACCACCAGAAGTTTGTGGCTTATTATCACAAATTATAGAAAAAGCTGGTGTAATAGCCGATGTGTGTGCTGGTACAGGTGGTTTAACAATTGGTGTTTGGAATCATAATAAATCATCAAAATTCATATGCTACGAATTGAGCAGTCGTGCGATACCTTTGTTACTGTTTAATTTGTCAATCCGAAACCTAAACGCTGTTGTATATCGTGCTGATTTGCTGACAGGTGAAACATTTGAAACATATGAAGTTACACCTAGTGAACACTTTTCAAATGTGAGACAGGTTGCTGAAATTCCACAAATTAAGGTGAACGCTGTTATCAGCAATCCACCATATTCAATGAAATATAATCCGAAGAATGACAACAGATTTGAAGAGTATAAAGATATGCTACCTACAAACTATGCAGAATTTGTGTTTGTTGCATTTGCATTATCAATTTTAAAAGACAAAGGAAAATGTGCGTTCATTCTACCACATGGCGTGTTATTCAGGAGCAATAAAGAAAAAAAGTTCAGACAATTGATGCTTCAAAAAAATTTGATTCGCACGATAATTGGATTGCCTAACAAACTTTTCATTAATACCGACATACCTACTTGTGTCATTGAAATTGAAAAAGGGCGAACTGATTCGGACGTATATTTTATTGATGCAAAAGACGAAGCCGAAAATGTTAAACCAAAAAATATAATTCGGGATAAAAATTTAACACGTATAATTGATGCTTATAAATCTCGTACCGATATAAAGCGATTCACACATGTTGCAACGTTTGAAGAAATTGAAAAAAACGAAAGCAATTTAAATATTCCAAGATATGTAGATACTTACATTCCAGAGCCAATACCTGATTTTGTTGAAACCATGCAGGAGCTGGCAATGTTAGAAGATGAATGTTTTAAGACAAAAAAAGCATTGCTGGATATGATTAGACAAATGCACGGAACCACATTTGAATCAGACTCAAAACTAAAAAAGGGAATACGTGAGTATAAGCAATCAGTTACAAGTGCTCAAAGAAAGTGGAAACAAGAGGTGTTGGAGTTTGAATTTGACAACTAAAGAATATAAATTAACTGAAATTGCAGACGTACAGAGAGCCAAGCGTAATCAAATATATCCGAAAGGAACGTGTTATATCCAAGTCTCCGCAACGCATGGACAAATAAATATGTTAACTTCCGACAATTATATAGAAACTAAAAATGCAGTGATTTTACCGAAAATTGAAGTTGTTCCCGAATATTTTAAAATCGCATTAGAAAGGTCGGTTCCAAAATTTTTAGCAAATTATCAAAGTACAATCAATATACAAATTGCTGATTTTTCTTTTTTTGAAATTGAATTGCACGAAGATACAATGACACAATTGCAAATTGCCGAGTTAATGCGAAAGTTTGATGATGTAATCATGGCAGAAGAAAAGACCATTGATGTATTGAAAAAAATTAAAAAAATAGGTCAATCAAAGCTATTGTGTGATAACAGGAATAGAATTTGAAAAAATATTTATTATAATCCTATCAAGGGGGTGTAATTTATGGCAGGCAGACCTAATAAGGATTTTGATAAAAAGCAGTTTGAAAGTCTTTGTGAGATTATGTGTACACAGAGTGAGATATGCAGTATTCTTGGCACTACTGATAAGACATTGGTTAAATGGTGCAAAAGAACCTATAAAATGGATTTTTCCGAATGCTTTAAAAGATTCTCTGCAAGTGGCAAAATGTCGTTGAGACGTAAGCAGTTTGAGGTTGCAAGAAGTGGTAATGTGTCAATGCTGATATGGTTAGGTAAGCAGTATTTAGGACAGACAGAAAAAGTTGAAAATACAAACATTGATGTTGACCCAGAATTGCAGTCTGAATTTAACAATTTCTTAGAGGAATAATCATGAATGCCATTCAGAAGAAGATTTTAAAACAGTTGAGAGACAACCCTGTTGCACTTGCACATAAATTGGGCTTCACAAAATTAAAGAAGAAACTTCATAACAAATGGATTCAAGATATGGTATATGGCAAAGGTGATGATACGTTACAGGCACATCGTGGTTCTTATAAGACTACATGCGTATCTATCGCCTTTTTGCTTATTATTATTCTTTATCCAAATGACACTACGATGTTTATGCGTAAGACCGATGATGATGTGAAAGAAATCATTGAACAGGTAAAGAAGATGATTAAGAATCCATTTACTATCTATCTTGTTAGAATGTTATACGGTTGTGATTTCTACCTAACAAAAGAGAGTGCCTATGAATTATCTACCAATTTAGCGAATAGTCCACGAGGTACATGCCAATTAACTGCTAAAGGTATGAATACCTCGATTACAGGAAAGCATTACGACAGGATATTTACAGATGATATTGTTAATATCTCTGATAGATATTCAAAGAAAGAAAGAGAACATACCAAGCGTATCTATGATGAATTGCAGAACATCAAGATTGAGACAGGGCGTATTTTCAATACGGGTACACCTTGGCACAAAGACGATGCCTTTACAAAGATGCCTAACCCAACAAAGTATGATTGCTACACAACAGGATTGCTTACCGAAGAAGAAATACAGTACAAGAAAGACCATATGGATTTGTCATTGTTTAGTGCGAACTATGAATTGAAGCATAGAGCAGACAGCGATGTTATATTTGAACCTAAGAAAGAAAGAGCAGACATATCAGCTGTTATGAATGGATTGGCTCACGTTGACAGTGCCTTTTATGGAGAAGATTATACGGCTTTAACAGTTATGCAAAAGCACGATGGAAAATATTATGTTTTTGGAAAAATATGGCGAAAGCATGTAGAAGATTGTTATAGTGATATTAAGAGATGGTATGATTATTTATTGGTAGGAAAGCTGTACAATGAAAAGAATGCTGATAAAGGACTAGTAGCAAAGGCAATGAGAAAGACCTATGGCATGAAAGTTGTCACGTACCATGAAGATATGAATAAGCATATAAAGATAACGACATGTCTTAAGGCAATATGGAAAGAGGTTGTATTTGTTGAGGGAACTGATGAAGAATATATCAAACAGATAGAAGATTATACCGAAAATGCAGAACATGATGATGCACCAGACTCTTGCTCATGTTTGGCAAGAATCATGAAGAAAAAGAAATAGGAGGTCAATATGAAAACGTATCAGGATTTAGTATCTTTAGGTGATAGTAGAAGTTTCAAGGACATTACACAGTTTATTAACGGCGTTATCGTAGAGTATAAATCAAGCCCTTTCTATAAAGAGGCTGTTATTGCTGATTCCTACAACAGACAGGACAATGTTACAATCAGAGAATACAAAAAGCTGTTGTATACAGTTACAGGTAAAGCAGTTGTAGACAATTACAGTGCTAATTACAAGTGTGCATCAAATTATTTCAATCGATTTGTAACACAGGAAAATCAGTACCTTTTAGGCAATGGCGTTGTGTTTAATGATGAAAGCACTAAAGAGAAATTAGGTGGAGATGATTTCGACATTAAATTGCAATCATCTGGCATGAATGCATTGGTTCATGGCGTGTCTTATAATTTCTTTAATTATGACCATGTAGAAGTGTTTAGTGCTTTAGAGTTTGCACCGTTATGGGACGAAGAGGACGGAGGATTAAAAGCAGGTGTTAGGTTCTGGCAGGTTGCAGACAATAAGCCATTAAGGGTTACTTTATTTGAATTAGATGGCTATACAGATTTCAAACAGAAGAAAGGCGAATGGAGTATTGTCGCTGACAAGAGAGCCTATAAGATTGATGTATTGCATGATGTAGATGGCGATATTATCTATAACTATGAGAATTATCCATCTTTCCCTGTCGTGCCACTATGGGGAAATACAAAGCATTTGAGTGAACTACATGGCAGACGTGATGAAATAGACGCTTACGATTTGATTCGTTCTGGTTTCGCTAATGATTTGGACGATGCATCAATGATTTATTGGACAATCAAGAATGCAGGTGGCATGGACGATGTAGACTTGGCACAGTTTGTACAGCGTATGAAAACCGTCAAGGCATATGCTTTTGATGATGATGAACAGGCAGAAGCACATACAACTGAGGTGCCTTATCAGTCAAGAGTTGCCTATTTGGATAGATTGGAGAATGATTTGTATAATGATTTTATGGCCTTGAATATGTCGCAGATTTC